GGCAGCACCAAAAACTAGCAGGGCATTCGTCTTTGCAAATTCTGCAAACTACGAGATTTACCTTCAGAAGTTTAACATCTTCTCTCAGATCCAGGCCTTCTCTACTTTTGACGATGAGTATCTGGACGATGATAACGTAGTCTACCTCTACCTAGTTCCGGATGTGACTATTGGGCTCACTTCTAACGAGGACTATTTCAGCATTCCTATATCTTCTTTCTTGCTAACTCAGGCTCAGAAGCTAGCAATCCTTAATTTAATCGAAGATTCTGGGTCGATGATAGCAACTACCGTTGTTAAGATAGTAGAACCAAGAATTTCCAGATATGTAGGAAATGCAATCATTACCGTATTTGAAGGATTTGACCCGGAGATTATCAAGGACAAAATCCAGTCGACTATTTCCACATACTTTATCAACTTGAAGAGAAGGGATAAAATTCCTAAATCCGATATGATCGCTTTGATCGAATCTGTTCCTGGTGTTGATTCTGTTTCTTTCTATTTCGTAGGACAAGCAAACGAAGCTTACCATGCTACGATAGACAATCTTCCAAACACCAGCGTTTCCGAGTTGAACACCAATATTGGATTTGATGAATTTGGAGATATAATTATCGGAAGAGGAGAACTAGTTGTTATTAGAGGTGGATGGAACGACAGATACGGATCTTCCTATGAAGTTGGAATCGTACCAGGGAAACCTTCTGCATTAAACATCTCTATTAAAGGGATAGTTCCAGTTACTTATCTTTCTGAACTTGGAGCAGAAACTAAAGCTCAACTAATAGCTGCAAATAAATAAGAAGAAATGGCACTAGATTATTCTCCATATTTTTCCGACGAGGGAAAAAACGCTTACACAAATACTCCGGTTGCTCCGTCTTCTAACTCCTCTTCGAACAGTCCGAACGGGATAAAGTATAAGAACTACACGGCTAATTTTGACACGATCACTGATCTATACCCAACTTCGGGCCAAGCAGAAATAAGATCTTACAATCTGGGATGCTCCGGATATAGAACTATCTTAATTTCCTCTGCTGGAAATTATCAGTATGCTCCGTGTCAAACCTCTGCCGAGTACACCACCATTATGGCGGGGATTCCAAAGGAGGATATGCCCAGAAGATACTACCTTTTCGATCAGACGGAGAACGTCTTTGATGTTAAAGATTCAGTCAACGATAACGCCTTTACCGGATTTAACTATAAGGAACAGATTTTTCCTAGAACCCTGTCTAATCTAATCTATGCAAATCCAGAGAAAATTCCAATCCTAGACAAATACCAAAGGGTTGTATTCGCCCTTATCGAGTCCGTTAAACAGATTAGAAACTACTTTAACTACACAGTTCCTTTTAATAACAGAAGAGTTTTCTAAAGATGGCAAATTTACACTTAAGGTTTTTTGATAAGCAAGGAGACCCTCTAAATTTTGCATATGTTGGTCCAACTGGATCTGCTAATTTAGACACCAGTTACCTCTACTATTCCACAAATTCTGGATCATCCCCAGCTGATGGATATATTTCCCTTGTAGACATTGACAATGGACTTGTCTATCTAAATACAACAGATAGAACTAGAGGAAATCTCATTCCGTGGGCTCAAGAAGTCTTAGCTTCCATCATAGACGGAGCAACCATTAGGGTTAACCTAGCGGTCTACCCTGCTAACGATTTAAGCTTTAGAGTTAGAGATGTTTCTATCTCCGGGCCTACGATTACACTAACTGTAGATAAAATTCTGGGATCTACTATTATTTCCGACCAGAACGACATAAACCTGTCGACCGAATACACAAATCTACCCGGTGGATATTTCTACGGGGAGATGTATTTCGATCCAATCTCTGCAGGACTCTACGAGAACCAGCAGATCTTTATTGTGCAGGAATTTGTCGTTGGATCCACAGGTGAACTTGGGTATCCCCACACCAATGCAACTGGACCAACTGCAGGAACCCGGTTATGGAGAACTAGATGGGCGAACGACACATACGGAAACACAGACGTTTCCGAGATCATCTTCACTTACCAGATTGTTCAGAACGACCCTGATATTTCGGGGGAACCTTCTATTATCAACTACCAGAACATTGCAATCCCTGTTGGTGGGACTTCTGCAGATTTTTATTCTATTGCTTATCCTGGATATGTCCAAACCACCTCTGGATCAGTAGACTCCTCCGCCCTGTCTATCAACGTTGCTCTAAATGCACCTGATGTTGCAGCAGAGGTCTACGAGAGAAGGCTTGTAGTAGAAGACATAACATCAGGAACACCGGAAAAGATTGTAGAGATCCTATTTTATGGACAGATTATAGGAGAAGATTCTCGTCTCGATGTTCTGACCGCAAACCTCGGAAGGGCATTCTATCAAATTGACTCTAACATTCTAAGGGGACACGACCCTTATGAACCACTTCCAAACTGGATAGAGATCAACGAGAAAAGAAAGGAATTGATGGTTGCGGGGGAAGAAATCTTTCCCTATATCGGAGCTTACAAAGGTCTAATTGGAGCACTTCAGTTCTTCGGCTACCAAGATTTAAGAATCAAGGAATATTGGTTAAATCTAAACTACCAGAAGGTAAAGGTTAGCCCTCTTCTGGAGAACCAGATGTTCCTCAATAAATACGACCAGAGCTTCATGGTCAACCAGTCGATCCAGATCGCTGATGTTTTGGATAATGAAAATAGTGGGAAATATAGACTTGAACAGACCTATGGACCAGATGCAGACGGAAATTACGTTCTGAACGTTTCTGGAGAAGATACCCTAGTTCCTAGCAGAACTTACAAAAAGACTTCTCTATTTGGTCTCTACTACGATCTGAACAAGTCGACTGTTCTGGAGGACGAATATGGATATCCTATTACTGAGGAGGCATTTGTCTTCAGTCAGGAGGAAATTCTGGTTAAACTCTTTGCTCTAAAGCAGAGACTTAAACTAACCTATCTACCCCTAAATGCAAGGATAGTAGACATCACTGGAGAAGGTGTTTATTTTGAAGTCTATAATACTAGATCTTGGACAGATACGATGGAGAGAAACGACATCGACTCTGGATTTAATCTAGACATTAAGGCAAACCCCCCACAGGGATACATTGAGGATCTTAGATCTTTTGGCCTCAGAACTTACCCTAACTCGATCCAAGCTCCGATGAACTACTTCGACGTTATAGATTATAATGTCAGCATAGTAGGACCTTCGGGAGATGCCTTTAGCTTCTCTGGAGCAACTGGCCAGACGGATACACTTGTAGCTGTCCCGGGATATAATCCAATTATTACTCTAGAAAAAGGAAAGACATACAACTTTACTCTTGTTACCACAGGATATGACTTTTATCTTACCACACAGTCTTCTCTGTCTCAAGTTAATCCATTAGGTGTTACTAATAACGGGACAATCGGGGGAACTGGTGGACCTGTTACAATTAACGTAAATCCGCAGGAACAGACCACTATCTACTATTATTCTAGTGTAAATCCAACCAAGCTTCAGGGAACTATGACCATAGTGAACTCTCCTAGCTCTGATTTAGGGAACGTTTCCGCACCTCTTGATAACCTTCAAAACTATAGCTCTTCTCAAAATTCAGCTATGCTGGATGCCATTTCCAACTTCTACTATTTGAAAGAGAATGGTCAAATAAAATCTTTGGGAGATGGAACATCAGATCCCATTGACTATATTGAACCTGCAACAGGTCTCCCCTATCAGAATCCAATCGGAATGCCGGTCATTCTGGAAACACTTTTGGACATCTGGGTTTGGGATGAAATGGGAGTCAGCTGGAATTCTTTGAAGCTTCCTGATTTTAAAATTGGAGATTTAGTTAACGTTAAAACGTACCAGGATCCATCCGGTCCTTTCTATGGACCAACTGGACCAACCGGAACTACCGGAGGAGTCGGAGCACAAATTATAGGAACAACCGGTTCCTACACAGATCAGATTTACCACGTTAGACTTTCTTCTGATCTGTCAACAACATTTTTGACCGTAAATCTTTTGACTTCCACAATTCAGGATCTTCAACTTCTGAACTGGGATAATATAGATTTCTCGACCTACAACGAGGTTGAGTGGATCATAGAAAAAACTGCAACCCAACCAGGAACACCCTATTACTTCCAGAAGAGGGGGTACATCATGGACTATAATAAACTGGCCCATTTCCTTCCTTACACGGGAGAATATATGGTTACCTGCAACGTCTACGATTCGTTTAACTTCAAGAACAACATCATTAAGAATTCTCTGATTAAAGTCGATCCAATCCAGATCGAGATGGATGCTTGGACCAGGTACAGACAGAACGAGTACTATTCTTGGAACCAAACAATCAGAGATTGGGACTCCTACGGGTCCATCTGGGAATATCCAGCAGAAGGAAAAACATACAGTGAACTAACTCAGAATCTTCCCCCGGAAATCCTTCAGTTTTCAACTTACGGAAACAACGTCCAGGGAACTGCAGATATGATGGTGAGAGTTCCGATTAATCCGCAGGGTGCTTCTGGAAATATAGTTCTTCAGCAGAGCTTCTACAGCATACTTCAGGCTTATTCGGTCTGGATTCCTTCCCTACCGGGAAGCCCTACCAGCAACCAATACGGGTTTGTTCAGATCGTAACAGATCAGCCACACGGATTTACCGAGGGATCTCTGGTATTCATCTCAGGATCAACTCCGGAAATAAACGGTGCGTGGGACGTTGAAATACCTCCCGGTGCCACTGGAAATTCTTTCCAGATTCCGGTGGTATTGGAACCTGGCGATGGAATTATTGCGGGAAGTACAGGCTATATCCCTGGTGCAACTGCAACTTACATAGACCCTTCTTACTGGACGAGCCAGACTGTTACTGGAGGAGGAGAGATTAACATCTTAGTTAATGGAAGATCCATTGGGGCAACCTCAGCAGGAGCTAGTCTTCAGTCGACCGTTAATTCCATAGTAGAAGTTGTTAACTCTGTGTATACCCAACCCGATTATTTTGCAGGCTGCACTGGGCCGAACTCGATTCCTGCAACCCTTAATATTCTAGCAAACACGGACTCTGGAAACGTTGGCAATGGCGACGTCTTAACTGCAGTCGTAACCGGATCGCTAGAGGTTATTTCTTCCAGCCCTTCTCTTTCCGGAGGTGCAACCTCAGGAAGCCAGTATATCTCGTGGAACGAAAACTACGGAAGCTTCCCTGACGAGAACCTAAGATACTGGGGATATAAAAATCTAAACTGGGATTCTATTCCAACCTCAACTTGGGATCAAGCATACGCTCATGGATGGTATGATTTTGAGTATGAGAACGGATGGTTAGGAGGATTTGAAATTCACAGCATTAAAGTTGGGGACAACATTAAAGTTAGTACGGGAAATGAGACATATCCTTTCCCTGTAGGAGTTACTTTTTCAGCAACAGGTGGGGTAACTGGACCTACCGGATACATCACCCTATCTGGAGCAGTTTCAGAATTAAACTCTTCGACTGAGCCTCACATTTCTAATTTCTACTACCAGGTATATCCATACGGATCTGGAGATCTTCTAACAACTGCTCAGCCGGTTCAGATCGAGTTCACCTTCTTTGGTGCAACCTCCGGAGGATATGCTTCTCCCCCGACTGTTCCTGGAGCACCACCACCGTTGATAGTTTCTTTCACATATGCAACTGGACCTTAATTTAAATTACTAATAGATGTCAGAGAGTTTACAAATATACCAATACCAATCGGTAAATTTTACCGACACAAGTTCAGGAGCGGTTCCCCTGACTAGATCGTGGTCTTTTTCCGGCGGATCTCCTGCTACAGGAACTGGAATAACTGCAGCGATTTTTTATAACGTCCCTGGGAACTACACAGTTTCTCTGACTGAAACTGATTCGTTTGGAACTACTTCCACTCTAACAAAAACCAATCTGATCCAGGTTTCTCCTACCACTCTGGTAGCTGGAATTTCTGGCCCATCTCCTTCATCCGTGAAGATGAACGAGGGATACAGCCTTCAGGACTCCACAGTTGGAACTCCTTTCCCCCCAACCTCCTGGACGTGGACCCTTCCTTATGGAAGATCCGCAACAACACAAAACGTTGGTGTTACTGGATATGCTGATTGGAACACGTTAACCGGGGGATATACCGGTGCACCTGGGTCTTCCTATACTGCAAACATTTCGCTGTCTACCTCTAATGTTTATCTTTCGTCCTCGGCTTCTACGTCTGTGCAGGTTCAAAAGTTGGGCCCTGCTGAACAGCTTTATCTAAACGCAACTGGCCCTTCTAGTCCTAATTTTGTAACCGGACTTTCTGGCGGAATTGTTACCAGCGGTGGAATTCCGGTTGACATGAACTTTTTCGGGTATTCCTCTTCCAATCTGATAATTAGACTTAATTATCTTCTGAGAGGGACTTCTAATAAAACAAATTTGTATTTCCATTCAGACACAGAAACTGCAAATGTGATGATGAATACTGGATTATGGAGCTCGACTTACAATGACATAATCGGGGGTCTCATGCTAATTCAAGGACCGATATACTCTTCCTACTCTTATCTCAGCCCAAATGACGCTATAAATCTTGGGTTCTATATCGTCTCGGATCAGACTGCTGAATTTTTTATCGGTGATACCTCGGGGCTTTTACTGAATCTATACGCAAACTACAGCTACAGTTCTGGACTCCTTAACTACCTCGTAAATAATCCATACAAGATTGCACACAGCGGAAATCTCCAGTATTCGAATACACAGAATCCAACCCCGATGACCTTTATAAATATCGGTGGATCGGATTCTAACCCGGTTGTTTATTCCTCTGCTTATCTTCAGAACATTAATCTTCCATCTTTCCCAACCCCGGCTAATCCTGTTTACCAGATCTACATTTCTGTAACCTTGGGAGGAATCCCTTACGGAGCTACTGCTTCTATCGGAATCGCGGGAGCTACCGGGAACGATCCTTTAACTGCCGGTAATTTCTTTACCGCACAGAATACTGTTAACGGCTCTGGGTTTGTCAGCTTCCTCAATTCTGCTATTAATTCTTCTATACCCGGAGGAACTGGAAACGTTCAGTTTGTTGCAAGTCCTGATTTCTCTTGTGGCTGGTCTAGTCCAGTTGGATCTGGGTATAGTCCGACTGACTATTATGGGGTGGCCCTTCTAATTCTAAACGCATCATTAGTCCAGCTAGTTAGTATTTCGGACAACTCTGCAACTATTAACGGTTACTATAGTTCTAATATGCCTCCTTTAGCAACACCAATAGCACCTTTTACCGCTGATTATGCAAACTCACAGGGTTCTCTGGAGACCTGTTCTGGATTATTTTCAACTCCTTTGTCTATAACACCAGGCATGGCCTACAATTTGATGAATTTTGGGGGAAGTGTCTAAAAAACTAAGAATAAATAAATTAAATGGCAAGTACAACAGGATATATTAACGGAACTGCTTTAGATGGATTTAACAACGTCTGGGCAGTCGGCAGGGATCTGACTAAATTTGACGGCTCCATCTGGAGCTACTATGATTCTACCAATTCGGTAGTTCCTGGTAATAATCCCTACTACCTAGACACTAGAAGTATTTCTATCGACGAAGACTCTGTAAAATGGGTCGGATGTGCATTTACCCCTTCTCTGCCAACTCCTTTAATTTTTAGTGCAGCTGGACCTTTTGCCGCAACTGGAGCTAGCTGGACCTCTCTGGAGGTAACAGGAGCAACTGGTCAATCCCTGGACGTTCCAACAATCTATGCATCCCCTTTCGGTGAACAGGTTCTTGCCTTCGTTTCTCCTCTGAACGGGGGAGCTGGGACTGGTCCTGCCGGGGTATATGGAGTTACCGGCGGGAGTCTCTATGTTTTTGATAAGACATACCTTACCTGGACACAACCTGCGGAAGGATTTACCTGGCCTCACATCTACGACATTAAGGCTAAAGGGATCGAGGGAGTTACCTTCGACTATTACATAGCCACCCAATATGGTGTTTATATTATCCCTGATGGAACTCTAAGAGTCTCTACCCTAGAAGGTGGAGAAACCTACATAGACCAAGCACAGATTTGGAACAGCAAAAACACTTCTCTCCCATCTGATGTCATCTACTCCCTGGATTTTGACGAAAATGGGAATCTCTGGATTGGAACCGATGCTGGACTGGTCTACTGGGATCAAAATAAATTCTACGTCTGGGATACTACCAATCTTCCAACTCTTGCAAACAACGAGATCACTTTCGTTCAAAGCCGACCCAACGGGCACGTCTTCTTTGCAGCGGGAGATTCAAACACTGGATCAGGAACTGGACTGTACCACTTTAATGGGGACACGTTAACTCTATATGATACATCCAATTCTAGTCTTCCTTCCGATGACGTTATCTCGATCATGCTGACCGAGACGAAGTCTGTCAACAGCGGGCTGAAGATTTATCCCAACGATATCTTTGTTGCTTCTGGAAATTATGTTGGTTTATTTGACTATGTTATTCCCCACGTCTATGCATCCTCTAAGTATGCAGGAACTACCGGATGGAACTTTGTCTACTATACACCAACAACCGAAGCTCTACCGACTGACGAAGCAGAACTTCCTAAGGCAAACAAGTATACCTGGACCTACCCATCCTGGAGAACCTATCAAAACGATTACCTTCAATACAAACACCCTGGACTAGACCCTAGAAATCTCTTCTTGGAGGCAAACCTAAAGGCTATTGCAGACGGGAGAGCCGGAAAACAAGACTACTGGAATCTAAGTGAAATTCCAAATTTTGATTCGATCCAACTTGCTCAATCTCTTCAAGATTCTTCCTGGGTCGATGGAGTTACCGGTGGAGTTACAAAAACAACATCTGTGTCCTACATAGATGGAAAATACGCAGTAGGAGGGTACACTAGTTTAGACACTGCATACTTTGGTCTGAGAAACAATTTGACTCCTTTAACTTTGACAAATCCCAATCCCACCCTATCTAGCTACACAAGGTCTGGACAGAAGGTTGGCTATGTTGCCTACTATAACGAAGCAGGACAAGTACAGGACGTTCTCCCGATCAGAGGTTATGAGACCGAGGTCTGGGACATTCAAACGTCGGTAGATCAAAAATCTCTCTATGTTCTTGGAGCATATAAAGGGTATGTTGAAGCAGGAAAACTAATTTGGTCTTCTACCTATCCAGGAGCTGCTGGACTAACTGGAGGACCTACTGGAGGTCCGATCGGTTTCTCTAATATTCAAACTCCAGGAATAACCGGAAGCCCATACTTATACCCTTGGATCTATGATGGAACTGGTGCTCTTCCTGCAACAGGACCGTATATTCCTGCAACAGGACCGGTTGATACGTCTGCGCAAGGAATTTTCTTGATGGAGATAGAAAAGAACATAGGAAGTCAAGCCTCTTACGGAGGAATAGATTTTGGGTCCGCCGGTGATTTCGAGACGTCTTATAGACTTAAAAAGTTCAGATCTTTCCCTGCAGCCAGCTCTTCCTATGATCCAAACTCTTCTTCTACAACAGTAGATACTGAGCTCTATGAAAAGACCCTTTCTCTGGCGGTCTCTAACTATGAGGTCGACATCGTGGGAACACTAAAGGGTGGAATTTCCACATATAGCGATGGATGGGAAAGAGGACTCGACAATCCTTCCACTTCAGAATTCTTGTTCTCTTCTTGGAATTCTTCGTCTTATTTGAAGTCTGGATTTTGGATTTCAATCGGTACCGAATTTGAACTTCTAAAGTCTAAGGTCACCTCTGGAACTGGAGGAAACGTTATCTTCAATTCGGTCCAGAAGGATCAAGGAACCCTAACCTATCTAATCACCGGAACCTCAGACTCTTACGGATTCAGTTTCCTTGGCTCTGGATTAACAGGGGGAACTACCGGATCTACTGGACCTCTGTACATGGTAGCAAACTATTCAGGGAGTCTATCTTCCTATAATTTCATCCAGACAAATTCAGCTCCGATTAATCCCGAACAAGGGATAGATTCTGGATACAGGGACGGAAAATACTACTGGGCAACCTTCTATTCTGGAACTGCTTCTTTTGGATCATATACAGCTTCCCAAAATCCGGACTATAACGGATACAGCGTTTTAACTGCAGAACTAACCCCTTCTGAATCGACAGTTAAGCTGCACAGCAGCAAAGTTCTTCCCGTTGATTTAAACATTACATCTATCGGTCTTGACGACATAGACGTTGGGAAGGCCGGACAGAAGTACTATTCGATATTTACTGAAGGCGGAACTGCCACCAACTACATCTGGAAGGTGAACCCGAGCGGGGGATTGAATGGATCTATCGGAGTTCCTGGAACTGGTCACATGAGACTCGGACTAGACCTGGAAGACAATCTACTAATCGGTGGATATAGGGTGGGTGTTACTGGTCCCGATGCACTTCCGATTGATGCTTCTTCTACCGATACATCCTTCACTGCATTTATCCCTCAGTATTTACCGGGGACCGGAATAGATCTAGGAGACATTATTTCTAGAGCTGGATCTGGATCTTGGGTATGGGCAGACGTTCACGAAGCATATGGAGATCTAGTGGTCCCGATGCTTTCTACGGTCTTCTTTAGCAACTATGCTTCTCAGATTTTTGGAAAACAAAACAACCAGTGGGTTCTGACCGACGAGTCGAGCAAGACGACAATTCTGGACGTTAAATCCATCCCCTACTTTATCTACACATTTACCGAGGCTGGATATTATTCTATCCAGAATATAGTTCAGGATGCTGCAGGAAACGTCTATCAGATTTCTAAACCGGCTTTCATCAAGGTTATTAATCAGTCTATTCCGACTGCATCTGATCCTAATCCTGAGTTTGTCAATTCGGTAGACTATGGATACCCTCCATTAACTCCTCTGGACGGGAATGTTTCTTATAGACTAAGCCAGGATCTAATCCAGCAACAAGGACAAATCTTAAAATCTATGGAAGAACCATTCGGCTCAGGCCTGATCTTAAGAGATGATCCTTATGGTACCTTTAGCGGTAATTAGGATTCGTATTCTCTGTAAATTTCTAGGATTTGAGGAACTATCTTGTTCCTGTGGTTCTTTAGTAGAGTGATGACCTTTACCCCTTCGACTCTAGATTCTAGGGTCTTGAAGAAATCAATCCCAGATTCTTTTTTGGTCTTTAGATCTATCTGGGATGTGTCCCCACAGAATATCATCTTTGAGTTGATTCCAAGTCTTCCAACGATCATCTCGGTCTGCCTGTGGCTGACGTTTTGACACTCGTCGACAATAACGACCGAATCGATAAAAGTTCTTCCCCTAACAAACGAGAAAGGAAGAATTTCGATGGACTGATTCTCCACCATCTTATCAATGTGCTCCTTGTTGTACAACATGTACAAGTTTGCATAGATTGGAGCTAACCACGGATCCATCTTGGCCTTCATGTCTCCAGGAAGAAATCCAATAGGGTCTGCTGCCTCAACGACAGGTCTCGTGATGATAATTTTTTCTATCTGCCTGGTAAAGTATAGATCCAGAGCTACCTGACAAGCAAGTAGGGTTTTTCCTGATCCAGCTTGGCCCCTCAGAAGAGTAACCGTGTTTTTGAGAATTTCGGACTTTGCTGCCTTTTGTTCCTCGTTTAAGGACATTGCAAACTTGATTTCCCCTTTGGGTCTTCTTTTGTCCGTGTTCCTTGTTTTTTCACTCAGTATGTTTTGGTCCATGTTTTATAACTCTCTCTATATATTTACTAAGTTCTCGGAATAATAATTTTTAGTCTCGTTTCGACCATTGATATATAAGAAAGATAAAATATACTAGTAGAAAACAAATAAATCAAAAAAAATGGCAACAGTAACCACAACAACAATTTTAGGATCTGATTCTATATCAGCTTCGAGAATAACCATCAATTCTAACTTCTTAATTCTGGACAACTGGATTAATGGATATGTTAGTACTTTTGGAATCGATACCGTTAATGGTATTCTAAATCTTTCATCAGCTACTACCGGATCTATCTCGGCTAAAACCGGATATTTTGACCAAATTCAGGTTCCTTCGACTGGTACTTTCAAAGCAAGAATTCTAGCAAGTGGAGCAGGCTCTTTTCAGGATATTCAAACCACTACATTCACGTCTAGCGGTCTGACTACAATTTCTGGATCCTTAGTTCAAAACGGAGCTTCTACCTTTGGTGCTACTGCTGCTTTTAACGGCGGAATGAGTCTAAATGGGAGAACGACAGTTGGACCATTTGGAAATTTCGTTAGCACCAATACGACAGTTCCTGTAGGAGCTACTGCAGGAACTACCTTCCCTACTTCTGATACCTCAGGTGGTGGAGGAGTTTATACCTCGATCGATGCACCTTATTCAATCACAGGACTAGAAGATGTTATTTATGCAAACTGCGGCCCTACTGGATTCTACCTATCTGTTGTTGGTGGAAGTGGTGGAACAGCAGCGAATATTCCTGCCGGATACAGAATTAGAGTTGTCAACACAAGCGGATCTACTGGATACATTTATACCGGTGTTCAAGGATCTTCTACGACTTACTATACAGGATTTAATACCAGCACCAGCTACGGAAACTATGCGACAGGTGGGATTGTGGTTGCACAGAATAGCCAGTATCAAGCTTCTCTACATCTTCAGTGGGAGCCTAGAATTGCACAGGGACAGACCACTCAGGCTGGATCTTGGATAGTTCTTTCTGGAACAAACGTAACCATCTAAAATTAAAAAAAGCTATACATGGCTACAACCCCTTTCATAAGGCCTCTCCAGGTACAGGGCGGAACATTCTATTCCTTCTCCTCTTCTGCTGAAGATCTGTCTTTTACATTCAACAATTCGATCAACAAATTTAAGTTTTCTAAATTTGCTCTTCTGAATATTCCTCCGATCAATAACGGGGATCCACTAGGAAACTCACTGAAGCTAAATGCTCCGGATAGTGCATTCCTGGATTATGCTACTAATGCTGGCCAGATCATCACAGGGAACGCAAACGTCGATTTTTCTCAGAGCTTTCAGAGCTACTGTTTAAACTTGGAATCTACCATTTTAAGTGCTTCCGACTACAATTCCGATATCAAGCAGACTGTAGCCGAAAGGGTATTTTTTAAATGGTTGAAAGAAATTGGGGGAATTAGATATCAACAGGCTAGTTCTACTCAGGTTTCTTCCCTTCTAAATCAGACCCAAGTCCCAGTAATGGTGGAGGGTCTTCCAACCAACCAGATTAGGTGGGTGGAAGGTGATCCTACCGGGGGAACTGGATCTTTCGGACTTACCGGTGCAACTTACAATAGGGTTGTTCAGTATATCGGAAATCTTGATATTGTTAACTCAGTAAAGAATAATAACAACACCTATTCGGAGGTTTATGTTTACGTACCGACTAAAGACGGAAACACTCCGACCGTTCTATTTAAGAACGATCTGGACGTAAACTACTATCCCGATTATGCATGGACCAATAATCCAGCAGATCCGTTGAATGACGACTATCTTCAGGGGAGAGCATATGATGAATTAAATCCCAGCGGACTTACAAATTTAGCAATCTTTGATGATGCTGTAATCGGTGCACCTTCTGCCACGTATTCCCAGACTTCAAACGGTGGTACCGGAACAGGAAACTGGTATGAACCAAGAGCTACCGCAACAACATACTTCTCTGATTCTACTTTTACTGATCCTACCGCATTAATCCTAACCAAGACGTACGACTCTGCTACTCAGACCTACGTGAGAACTAAGCTGGACTCGGTTGGGATTGACTTCGATCCGGATTCGTATCAGCAAATCGTTTCTGATCCTGCTATTTCTACAATCGAAGAATTCAACTCAACTTCTGCAGCGGAAGATTTTGATTTTAACTGCGTTCTGATCTACTATGATGTTTACGATCCAGCAAATCCAATCGACTCTGCTACCAACCTCTACGGTGTTCTCTTCTTGGACGACGTTCAACTTGCAGGTGCTAGCATCTACTCGATTCCGGTTCTAAAGAAGTACAAGCCGAACATTGTTACCAAATTAAATGGTAACTCATATGGATTTAAGATCAATCTTAAATTTGACGTAGACATAGATCAGACCGGAGTAGAACAAGCGATTAACGACTATTCTCCTTTCTCTCTGTCCATGTTTATGGACTCGATGAACGTTCTACAGGACGCAAGCTCTACTCTTAATAACACAGCATCTATCTATGCAAGTTTAGAGCAGAGAGTTGCAAGTTTGGAAAATCTAACCCTCACCTCAAATACCATATTTAACCTGAATAAGAGGATTGATTCCCTAGAGAGTGCATTTGCAGCCAACCAAGCAATCTTCAACAACACTCAGGCAATCATGGGTCTGATCAATCAGAACTATGAACTGGTTAGAGCCCTAGTCAACGGGGAAACTAGCGTTGAGATCTCCTATAACCTAGATCTAATCAAGCAGGGACCTGGAATTATCGTAGATAGAAGTATACCAAATCAGCTAATCATTGCCAACGATAATCAAGATTATAACATCGGAGCCCAAGGAGGAACTGTAACTCTTTCTACAACTTCTAATAACGTTATTGAACTTAGACCCTACGGAAACTATACCAAGCACGTTAATAATGGTATTCCAATCACCCTCACCTCGGATTTGACCGTCAGACTGAACGACACGAACATCAAATGGAGAAGAGGGCAAGTTTATAGATTCTCTTTTGGAGATCAAATCTACCCCGGAGACTACAATGTTTCTTTCCTAACTGATGCAACAGGATCTTATCCAATAACAGCACCTTCTGGTGTTCCTTATGGAACTCTGATAGTTTCCCTAACCGAAGGAGAATTTGCTTCACAGGACTATATGCCAGTAATTGACATTGTTTGCATCAATTCTGAAAACTTAACCTTCCAGGTTGATATGATAGGTAGTAGTTTGACAAATAACTCTTAAAATTGCAAAGTAAAAAATGTATACACAAAATTCGATAAGTTCGCTAGTAGCCCAGTTTCTAAGACTTCAAAAGAATGCCTTGGAAATTATCAATGGACTGAATCAGGTTGCAACATCAACCAACGATACTGTTGAAATCCAGCTCCTTGACGAGTTCGGATTCCCAACTACCTCTAGTATTCCTGCATACGGATATCTAAGAAGTCAAATCCAAAGACTAGATAGCAACATAGAAGCTCTGGCAGGCCTAGGCCAAAATTTCTCGACCATCAAGAACCCGGACGGAACTTTCTCTCAGATTTACAAAGCAGAACCACTAAGGGATCCTTTACCCTTGATCGGACTTCCTGTACCTAGTACATTTGCAACTAGAGACAACTGGTTTTTTGAAAGTTTCCTCTCTCCACTTCTTTATATCAATGTAGACGTTACCGGGCAAATCCCCGACTCTGCAGATAGAATTTTAGTTAAGAGAATTATCGCAAACACAACAACGGATGCTCAGCAGATCTTTTTTGACCAGAACCTAAAGGGAAGAAATGATATTACGGAGACCCAGTTTATCGACCAGTTAACCCAGGCAGGAATTGGGTATTTTGTAGACGAGGATACGATTCCACTTCCTCTCAGATCTCTAAGATATGTTGGAAATTTTAGTGTACTGAGTATTTTTGATGACATCGTTTCTACAACAGATGCAAACAATCAGACTGTCCAAGAGACAAGAAGAAACTACAGACTAAACGGTCTTAATTATACCGACACAAGCTCAAATATTCTGAATGGAAAAACTCTAGCAGTTAATGACTATCTTCTAACTAGAGACGGATCTACTTACCAGATAGTTTCTGTGAATGTCGATCAGACTACGGTTCAGCTAAAGAGAGTTTCTGGGTACCAGCCAGTCCAAATCGGGCCGGATACACTTTCTTTTTCTAGTGGACAACTTGGAACTAGATACATCCAGGTAAATGTTGGTTATAACGAGAGACAGGGTATCTTCTTCAAGAAGATCGACGACAACTATAATATAGTTGCTACCACATGGTCTACTGGAATAACCTTCTACAGCAACGAGCTAAGAATCAATACAACTTCTGGAGTTCAAACTCTAGAGCAGTTCTATCTAAATTCTGTTGCAGATATAGGACAAATGTTCCTTAGTGCTGCAAAAGAAAAGAAAGTTCCTGCCTTCGATGGCCTTGTACCAAACACTCCTGCTCTAGCGGACACAAACTTTAAAGTTGTCCAGGTTAATACCCAACTAACCGCTGGAACCTCGGTTCAGACCCTGAACGATAAAGTTGCAGCAAAGACTGCTCTTCAATCCGAAATCAACCAGCTGGACATTGCGATTGCAAATGCTAAATCTAGATCAAATTCAGTTTCTAGCACTACGACGTCGACACAGACTATTACCGCTTCTAACTTTTCTAATTCTAGCACAGTTGCTAGTTCAGATAGTATTCTTGCCCAGATCGACAGCTTGACAAGTCAAAGGGTCCAGAAACAGCAGCTTCTGTCTTCTCTGGTTCAGGATATTAGTACATTGAGTCAGACTACCCCCGGAATCTACGAAGCACCAAAATATAGAGTTAGGGGATTTTGGGCAATTCCAGAACCGACAATTAGCCTAAAAACTGGACCACAGCAGGTAATTCAGTTCTCGATCCAATACCGATACCTGAGTGATTCTGGTTCTGCTAATCCCATCCAACAGGTGGACTTCATTGACAACAATGGACAGACCAAGACTGGTGCATTTAGCAACTGGGTTGAAGTCCTGACTGACATTAGAAAGAAGGTTTTCGACCCCAACACAGGAACCTACGTTTGGGCCCCAGAGGTAACTGCAGATGCAGACGTTCCTAACATCAACCAGCTAGATATCCCTATCACTAGGGGGGAAAAAGTCGAGATCAGGATTAAATCCATCTCCGAAGCCGGATGGCCAGAAAATCCCCAAATGTCGGATTATTCTACTCCAGTTATAATTTCTTTCCCCGCAGATCTTACCGTTCAGTCTCAGGCTTCCGACGTCAATAATAATTTGACGGATGCAGCAGTTTTGGCTATCCAACAGGATCTCCAATCCAAAGGAATCGACGGGCTTCTAAGCAAGCAATTTACCTACGGGTCTAGTGTGTATTATCTCGATGCTGCTTCTGTTGCGAGCGGATTTGTCAGCCCAAATGGCCAGCCCCTGGATCTATTTCAAAAAATAAGTGAACTTCAGGATCAGATCAATTCCCTTCAGGCAGTTGTTGAGAAAGCAGTTGGGACCTTGGAAGTTTACATCGTTCTCCCCGACGGATCTACAAAAAAGATGTCCGGTGGATCAACATTTGAACTTGCCCCTGTTGTATATAATCAGATTTTCCCAAATCCAACCACATCGGATGCAGGAAAAATCTCTTCTACTATCTACTCAGTCCAGATCGTAAATTCTTCTGCGGGACTTCTTGAACTTTCTAGTTCACTCCCCGGAGGACTTAATACCCTTGCCGGATCTAGCAGCACATATTCTCTTCCTGACGGGTACGTTGAGAATCTAAGGTACGGTGAGATTTCAATTTCTGTGACCTCACTGAGCCCTTCTAGCATTAGACCAGTCGGATCTCCGGTTGCTACGATCAATTCATTTCAACTTCTCCAGCAGGCCCCACCTTATATGTCTGCAAACGAGAACGGACAATTCATCTACCCGAGATGGAAGAGCGTCGGTTTAGATTCAAGCTACTATACTGCAGCAGTAACCCCTTCCGGGTCTTATACCTATCAAGGTGACTCTAACGGAAATCCTCTAAACGGAAGCGCAGTTCTTCCTTTTGAACCTTCGACTACAGCCCCAACCTACCCCAATGGAGGACTGAATGGATCAGTCTGGAACGGAGGTCTAACCGGATCTACTGGATCTTATACCGGTCTAGGAAACGGATACCTTGCAGAATTCTGCATTAGCAAAAATCACCCTGCTCTAGCAAACGGGGATCCAAACTCGGCTACGTCTGTCTTTACACAGTTGGTAAAACCAGACTTCTCAAACGGAACCGTGGTTTACCCCTACTTTAGACACTCAGATTACTTCTACGTGGACACGACCTCCACTAACTTTGCTACCCAGCTAGGGTATTCTTTGATCACTTCCACCTTTGCAACCGGTCCAACCGCATCTAGATCTGATGCAATGTACCCAAATAAACTTGGTTACACTCAGAATGACCAATACCTGATTGGGAAATACACGTGCGGAGCCTATCTTTTCGTAGGACCCCCAACAGCTTCCCTGATACAGGTAGAGGGATCTACCGCTCTAGCTAGCAGATATGTTCAACAGGGGGTAGCAAACGCAATTAACGTTCCTTTGATATTCCAATTTAGAGCAACAGATGCTCTGGGATACATCGGAGGGTATAGACTTTCTGGAAACCCAAGCAATATAGTTTATCAGAAAAAAATAGGAATAGACATACAAGTTAGAAATAGCGCACCCTTCTCGTTCGACCTAGTAGCTACCGGATCTTACAAGCAGGCAACCCTTTCGGGATATGGACTAGGTGGAACACAGACCCAGTCCGGACAGCTAGGAAATAGCGGAGTGTTCTAATCCTGAAAGGAGTTTTTAAAAAAATGGCGACAGAACAACTATTTGACTACAATAGTTCCTTTGGAGTACTTAGGACAAATCCTAAGTTAACTGGGAATCTAAAACTGACCCTAGATTCTACGGGAGGAATGTGGTTCAATTCGATGGATGTGAATCCAACCCTAAGCCTTCAGAAATATAAAAAGTTTAGCATCACGGGAAAAAACACGTATGCTAAGGACGTTTATAATTTCTTCGACGAGGGAAAAACCCCTAACGACGTAATTTTCCAGGTTGGAAATTTTACGAACGGAGCTAGCCAACCGGCAGACAACTTTAGTTCCCAGTATGATTTTTTCTATGGATCGGGAGCTTCAACCCTGATCGATAGAAACTACACGGAGAACTTCAAGTACTTTCAGCCTCTTTGGATTAGAGATGTCCTTCCTGAATTCTTCGTCATCTTTAAAGTTCCTCAACCTTTAAGCTACCCTTATCCAACCAACGTCTCTACCATTTCGGATGGGATTCAGTATAAAGTTATAGCTAGTCCAAATTCTACAACCCCATTTATTATTAAATATTGGGACAACCAGACCAGCAGATTTATTGAATATGCTGATGGGGAATTTTTCTACGGAAATAGCATTTACAACACTTATACGGTAGTTCAGGGATCTGGAGTTGTAACGGAGATGAACGAACTGAAGTACTACGACGAGGTGAACAACGTCGAAGATTTTTTCAACTCGAAAGTACTTCCTTATGCACAGGTAATTTCCACCTTCGATCTTAGGTCTAATACCCCAATCGGAGCATATATTAGATCTCTAGTAAACAATCCTGGGTTCAGCAACAACCCAATCGATGTTTCTTTCCAGCCCAATACATTCTCCTATTTCAATGGGGTTAGCATTAAAGAGGGTGTTTTGACCCAGAAGGGGGAACTCTTAAATAGCTACTTTACTTCCCCATCCTCTAGTTCACAAATTGATTTTGAGGAGTATATTACTGATGGATTTTCTCGAAACGGGATAATTTGTCCCAATGTATTGAATCTAGAATTTTTATTCGATGACCCAGACTCTGATCTTTATACCATCAACAGGTATATGGGATTCTATGTTTCTAGAAATGATCTTGGAGAATTTAAACTAAATGGACAATATTTCTACGACAATAGAAACGATGCGGATAATCTAAATCTTCCTAAACCGACCAGAAATAATCTAGGCTATTACTACAACTCAAATCCGGCTTATCAGAGCAGCACTGGCGGGGTTAGACTCTACTACGAGGGTGCTTCTGGATGGATGCCTGGATCTGAAGACGTCAACGTTAAAGACCCACAGAAACTGTACTATGTCGTCGATAAGTTGGAAAGATTTTATAGTTTATCCAGATACGAGAACTACGTCCAGAATGCCATTTATCCCGATGGGATCTGGTTGAACAACACTCCGGATTATCTGAGGTTTGGGCCTTACTATCCGAACAATCAGAACATTGACAAGGCCTATTCTGTTTTAGACGCAGATTCTCAGTATGGGTATGTTAATATTTTAACTCTAGGAGATCATGGATTCGAGGACGGGTCATTAGTAACCATTACTGGATCTACTCCTCAGATTAATGGGCCTTGGAGGATTACAGTCCCTTCGGGAGCTACCGGGAATTCATTCCAAATCCCAATCGCTCTCTCTGCTGGAGCTGGAGTTGTTACCGGGAGTACCGGGTATATTCCTGGATCTACCGTAAACTACGTCGACACCACGGTGTACCCCTCCCAGGGTGCTTCTGGAGGTTTGATCGCGGGAACTACCGGATCTACCGTTTATCAGACTGGATCCCTGGTAATTGGAGACACCAAAGTTGATCTACTGGACTTTACCGGCCCCGACGAGAAGATAGGATCCTATATAGGAAACATCACAGGAGAAAGGGGAAGATCTTACATGAACGTCACGTTCCAACAGTCCTTGGATCTTTCCAACCCAGTTATTTTCAAGATCTTCTGGCCTAATGGGTCCAGGGGAGAACTGAATAACAAGTATGATCTGGTTACTTCAGGAGACTATGCGGGAACCCTAACTGGATGGTCTGCAGGATCTTATTATTCTACAGGAGACGACTTCTACTTCAATTGGACTCAGGGAACACCTACCCAGATAGCGAAGGCATTCACTGGAGCAGTTTCTGACATTTCCACAGTGGTTTGGGATGCTGCAACGTCAAGTGCTGGATCAACTTCACCTGCGGATGCAATTATTAGAATTAAGAATCCAGGAGCAAATCAGAATCTACAGTATTCTATCAGCGTCTTCTCGGACTACCCTGCATTTGAAGCAAGCTATACCGGTACCTGGAACAACACTTCTGCCTACTCGGTAGGATCTATTGTTACCTACGACAACAACTACTACGAGACAACCACAGCGGTTGCCCAGAACACGTTCAATACGAACTTACCTCCGACAGAGTCTGACGACTGGACACCCTACTATCCTTTCTCGTATCCTGGATACGTTAGTATCGGAGGAGTTGATGCGTCACAAATATCTTACGTGCAAAACTTCGTAGGTGGAACCAACTACACTAGGAATAGAGTTGCCTTCTCTGCTGCAGAATCCGGAAATGTCATACCTGGAAACTGGATTCAGGTCCAGTCGGGAAAGGGAATAACCGGGGGAATGTCTCAGATTTCTTCTGCGACTAGATACGTCGATTCCCCAATCTACGACAACGATCCTTTAGCAGTGACCGGAACCGTAACTGGATTTAAGGGATATCAAGAATATTTAGTTGCAAATCTTTCGGATAACAGTGCCATCATTGAACTTGGATCAAATTCAAGCTTCAATGTCTTTAGCATGGCTAAACTCTATTCTGGAGTTTTCACCTTCTTCGACCTTAAAACTATCGATTTTGACTTCTGGTCTTCCTCATATGGAATAACACCAACCCCAGAATTCCACAGATATTTCCAACTAGTTCCTAATCAGAATGGACAGATCAAAGTTGGTGTAAAATACTATGTAAGGCAGGGGCAGATTCGGGTAGAAAAAGGAACGATCAACGAGAGAGTAATCAATCCCGGGCAGGTCTTCATAGGTCTTTCTTCTACCTCTTTTGAGGATCTCTTGTTGAACGGACAGAACGCAATCGTTCTTCCTGCGGTGTTCACTAGAATGGGATACGTCAATTCTGTTCTTTCGACCCCTATCTATAACTACGGAGGTAGCGTTCAATCTGAGCAGGATCTGAATTCTTTCAATGGGTTCTACGGAATTCAAAGCTTGGTTCCTGATGAGATAGTAGATGAAAATATCAAGCAGACCCTATTCGAATATGGAAAACTGGACACCGAGTATGAGTTCTTAGAAGAGAACTACACTGTTACCAGAGCAAATAAATCTAGAATAGTTCCCTATATTAACAAGTGGGTTTACAACGGAGGAACAGACGCTAGAGGAAATTCGTACAGACTAAACGTTAGTCCTGCATTTACTCCCACCAACTTCTCTCCTGGATTCCAACAGGACATACCAAACCCACAGTATCTCACCCACGAGTGGATGCTGCTAGAAGGTGTTCCTAGAGAATATCCTGCCTCTTCTATTTCTGCCCAGAACAACTATCTACCTTATAAAATAGATTTGGCTAAGATTAGGGATGCTTCTCCTTCTAACGAGGACTATTTCGATTCTTACTTTACCGTAGATCCTATCGACTACCCTGGAATCTACTACGACAAGACTGATCAGGTGAAAGAATTTTTCACCCCGTTCAAATACAATAAAACCACCGGGTTTTACGACACGATCTTTAGAGGGATTAAAATTTCCCTCAAGAGAAGAAGTACTCTTCCGAATCCACAGAGTGATCTGGATAAGTTTGTTACAAATTTCAGAGGATTCCAAGATTATAAATTTTCAGCTATTTTGAGAGTCGTTCCCGAGGATTCGAGCCAAATTCAGGCTCCTGTAAGGTACGAGGTGATAGAAAACGTTGCTCAAAAGTGCATCCTATTTGTTACCTACGTGGTGATCAAAGACTACAGAGCTCTTCCTCTGGATTACACAGGGAGCACAGGAGGAGATCCTTATCTGGATTATCTTCTGATGTATTCCCTGAGCAGCAAGAAGAAAGAAACTGCATTGGGACAAGCAGCTCTTCCTCCAACTGGACTTACCGGTGCAGCCGGTCCAACTGGATCACCCCTTTATGAAATAGACAGCATCAAGTTGAGTGCTGCTTTGGATCTTTCTTACTCCTCTCTAAGTCAGTGCAACCAAACTTCAAATGGGCAGATTTACATCATTCCAAATCCAGTATATGATACTGATCTGAGAGAAGAAATTAATCTATACTACCCAGCAGGGGCTACCTCAATCTTAGGAGCTACCGGAGCTACCGGATCATTTACGGCAATTGCTGGATCCTCATCTACTTCCCTGTATCCTTGGGCGACCGGAAGATCTCAGAACGTGGTTAATTTTGGCCCAACAAACCCAACCAACTACTACTTCGATATTCCTTTCTCCCCAACCTACCCTGGTCCTACATTAGATATTCCTCTTGCTTCCCAGGGAGCATATAGTAATAAACCAGTGACCCAAATTGGGGGAGGAGAAAACTACTTCGACTTTATCATGAAGAGAATTTCTCTTTCCTATATAGCGGATAGGGTTAATACTAGCAGCCCATATGTGACCTACATCACATACGACTACACAACTTCGACAGGTCAAACTGTTGCTACCGATAATTATTTCGAACTGAGTTTTGTCCAGCCGACTGCTATCTTCAAACCAAATGGTCTAATTCCTATTAAGAGCTATACTGGCCCGCAGACACTAGGACAAAATCAACCGACCAGCTATGAGGTTGCTAATGGAGGTATTTCTCTGGCATCAGATATCCTAAGATATTCTGGCGGATATGAGCCTTTATTTGATAAAGTCATCATGTACAAAAACGATAAGATTGATTCAATCACAGGAGCAACTGGATTTAATCTCTCTTATAGAAACTGTACCTTCGCACCTGAGAAATCTGGGTTTGGTCAAATTCAAAATTTGAGCTACACTAAAGTTTCCCTGGGAAGAAATATCCTCAGTCAGTCTCAGAATTTACCTCAGGGTCCAGTTTATCCCTTGGTCGGTCAGACCCCAATAGCACTGAAAGATTTTTCTATCTTTCTTTCTTCTTGGGATCCTGGATATTATAATTTATACACAAGCTCCACAGCACAAACACCTGTTGCTGGAACTAGATCGATGGTTGAAGACAAGACCTTCTTTGGATCTAAGATGATGCAGACTCCGGGCCAAGTAACAACATATACGTTTATTACCCTTGAGATCTCTAGGACAGCTGGGATATCTGATCCACAGATTATTAACCTACAAGCACAGGCAGCAACCTCTGCAATCCAGTCGATGACACCTTCCACTTCCAATACTGGAATAGGACAGCTCGGTCCAGCCCTCTCTGGTGTGGATCTTACCAAACTTGATGAGAGCATTTACCCTGATATTGAGGTGTTCTGGCAGTATAATTCGGTGACTAGCAAAGTTTCTGGAGTTATCCGCCTGGATAGAATTATCAAAAGGTACCTTCTGAATTCTGGCATCAGCTCGGTATTTACTGAAAATATCATTACTGAATACGGAGTTGGCAATCCAAATAGCATTCAGGACGATGTAAGGGCCTACATAGAACAGAACGTTATCCCAATCTATGAGGGAAAACAAATTGAACTTCTGGTGTTGAAGAAGGGTAAACCCCTTTCCTCAACACAGATCCTTGTAAGAGGGGACTTGATCAACCCAGATAAGGTTAAGTATGGGTATGTTCCACAGCCGAACTTTAGTTTAACACAAAGAACAAATCTGACCTATGAGTTCGAATACTCCTTAGATGCAAATCAAAACTACTCTTTAACCTTCAATTTTGCGACAGGAAAAATATGAGGTCTAGATTTTTAGAATATATAAAGAAAGAAGAAATAAATGCCTAATTTAACTATCATAAATCTTACTCTAGGGGACACCCAGGAAGATCTGGTAAACAAAATAAACCAGAACTTTGGGTCTATTGTTGCCAATGGAGGAGGACCACAGGGTCCAGACGGACCACAGGGAGACCAGGGATCAGTTGGCCCAGCGGGTCCAATCGGTGATCAGGGAGTTCCCGGTGAAAGAGGAACTAGATGGTTTCTTTCTTCTACCGAGCCTCTAGGGGGAACCGCAGGGGTTGGTATCGTTGTTGGAGACTACTGGGTAGACACGAACGAAGATAAGTTAGTTTATACTTATGCAACTGGAGGGTGGGTTTCCACCGGAGAAAATCTTCAGGCCCAGAACCCGTTCACGACTCTACCTGCAATTGTTGGTCCAGGAGGAGCCACATCTAAAAATGCAATAGTTCAGTCCTCATCTACCCCAAACACAAATACGTTTGTTCTCAGCGATGCGGTTACGACCACAGTTAGTGCAAACCCAACATATGCTAAATTTTTAATTGCTACCCAGGCAACTAATGGATTCCCTCTACTAGAATTTGCAAAGAGTAATCTAGCAACTGGACTTCCCGCAGACTACAACAGACACCCCTTCTTTGCATGGAAGAACCCTTCTGCTTCTGATTATGGACTTAGATTTGTTGTCCCTGGTGATCTCCTAGATATCATCGCAGGTGGAAATCTAACCCTTCAGAGTACCAGTGGAAACGTAAATATTACCGGGGTTTCCGCATCTCTTTCAGCTACCAATTCGATGACTTTCACCTCATCTGGAAATCTGAACCTGAACACCGGATCCTCTAACCTTCTCATTTCTTCCAATCAGTTCAGCTTAAGTGCTGCTTCTGCTTCGTTTAGTGTTCCTGTTACCGTCATCGGTTCTTTTGGAGGAGTTTCTATGGTTTCTCTTTCGAACACTTCGACGGGAGGAGGACTAAATGTTAATCTCTCCGGAACAGCTTCTACCAGCAGATATCTGGCTAACTTCTCGGCTTCTGGAACTTCTAAATTCTATGTTAGATCGGACGGAAAGGTAAAATTCGACAAGACCAATTTTGCTTATTCCACGTACGTAGCTAGCACCCCAACTTATACAATCTCGAATAAGAACTACTATATTATTGGATCTAATATTCTAACCAACGGAAATAGAGTGGTTGTAAATTTAACTGCAGGATCATCTGGAATAGGGGTTGCTATTCCTCTAAACTCTGGATCTACCGGTCTGTCTGACTATATAGCAATTGGAGAGTCCCTGACCATGAATATCTTCAGCTCTACCGCATCTAATACGATCTCTGGAATCTCCTATAGCACAAACGGAACATCCAGTGCAGGGAATTCAACCTTCACCGCAACGACATCACTAACGGTCAACGTTCTCAGAACTGCCTCCAGTTCTTTCCTAATCTACTACGATACCCCTTCGGTTTCTGGAATATTTACAGTCTAATCTTCTGAGAAAAAATGAGTTTTAACACGAACTACATACTGCCAGGAGACGATAAGAATCAGATACTTGGAAAGGTTAATTATAATTTTTCCCAGATCCTTGCCAATGCAGTTGGGCTCCCCGGGGAAATAGGTTCTAAAGGACCGACTGGAATCATCGGACAGGTCGGAAAAGACGGAGCAACTGGTGCTACTGGAACTAGAGCAAATCTTTGGTTTATTCAGGAGGACCAGCCATACGGCAACGTTCCCTATACGGAGACTCCTCTCATCAACTACGATATTTGGGTTAATACATCACCTTTAGGTCCAAGTGGTCCAAACAGAATCTACAGATACGACGGCAACAACACTTCTGGATACTACCCGTTCTGGGTGGATACCCTTTCTAATTTTGTAATTGATAGTCAGTTTACCCTACTTCAAGGAATCTACGGACCCGGAGAAGTAACCGAAGACGATGCAATTATCATTTCCCCTAACTCTGGAACCGGACCTCTAAACACGACGTTCGTCTTCACCGACAGGGAAGTAACTGCCGCAGATGCAAACCCAAACTACGCTAAGGTTTTAATCGAGACCGATGCTTCTTTCACTGCTTCTCTTCCTATTTTTGGGGTCGATAAGACATTTTATTCTTCTTCTGGACTTCCTGCCTTCTATTGGAAGACAACAGGGACTGACTATGGTATTAAATTCTCCTCGGGGGAAGATTTGATAATCCAGTCTCAGGCGACAGGATCCTACGGATCTACTGGGGGGACTGCTTTTGTCTCCGCAAATAACATTAATTTTAGCTCTGCGACCACAATTGGGATTTCTGCTACTGGCGGATTGTCTATCAATTCACAGACCCTAGGATTTTCTAGCAGGAATTCAACCCTCAGTCCTGCTGGATTTGCCCTATCCAACATGTCATCTTCGATTGGGATTACTGCAGCATCTACCGGATATGCACTGGACATCACTGGGACTCTGAGCGACTCTCAGACGGGGAGGAGAAACGTATTTAACTATTCAGGATTTTACGGGGGAACAACGAGAAACAGCTTGGGACTGTCCATGTCGGATAACACCTTATTTTCCGTTGGGAACTCCCCAGCTCCCGCTATTATCGATGCAACCTCAGCTGCTCTAGTTATTGGATACACTGGATCTACTGGAGTTAGCGGTGGAACAGGGGCAAACATCGTAAAGTCTTATCAATCTATAACAAATGCAGCTTCTTCCAGAGCTTCTATTAATGGAAATTTAAATAACTATATCGAGATCACACCATCGGACGATGTCATTCTGATCACACCTAATCCAACCGGGCCTATTATTTCTGATGGGAGCAGAATCAATCGAATCTGGATCCGCCTTACCTATCCAATTTATTACACTGAACCAGGTGAGGACTACTGTGTTGACCTCTTCATGAACAGCTCAACTTACTGCATAGGTGGTGTTTCAGTTTTGACTAATGATTCCTACTCCAACTATACGATCAGTGATTCTGGCCAGACTAGCCCTGGACCTACCGGTGGATGCAGACACGTTAGAATCAATTTCTATGGATCAGAATTCCCCTCTGCAGTAAACTCAAGCGGGAATAAATTCTTCTATCTGGAGGCATTTTCTTCAGGATACAGTTCGTCAGTTCAGCTTCCCTATTATAATAATCGATTCATTGGAGGATTCAAAGTAATTTGTACAGAGCTGCACCGACAGGGACTTATGTCGGATGAAATAAGAGAGGCGGACGAGAGATTTGGTAGAATGATTTCTGCAACTAGCCCAGAAACTATGCTTGGCTATCATTATTGGGCTATTCCTATCGTTAATCTGATGCAGAAGTCCCACTTATTTACTCGGATTGTTTGGACAGTCGCTAGACCTTGGGCTTATCATATGGCATACAAGATGGGATCTTTTGAAAAAGACAACCTGATAGGTAAAGTTCTAATGAAGGTTGGTACCTTCATTTCTAAGGCTATTGGAAAGTCTATATCTTCTAGAAATCCAGAAAAATTGAATCAATTTGCTAATTTTTGAATATAATACAGACAGATAAATATGGAGAAAAATTTAACAGTTAAAGAGGAAAAAAGAGCAAGAAACTTGAAGACTAAATTTGGAGAGGTTCACTCCCAAATTCAGGGGGTTCAATTTGAAATTGAATTGCTAAACAAAAGAGCAAAAGAACTCATCGACAGCCTAGAATCTCTAAGAGAAGAGGAGGTTGACCTGGTTAAATACCTAGAAGAAAAGTACGGGCCGGGAAAACTAAATCCTTTCACACTAATATACGAACTAAAAGACAATGGAAACACTTAAAAAAATCGTCCCCTACCTAATCATCGTAGGACTTGTGATTATTATCTTCTATCAAGAAGGATGTTTCGGCAAGAAGTCCAAAGGAGATGTTTTGAACATCAACGGAAAAAAATATGAGGTGATTAAGCATGAGATCGACACCTTCTACGAAACTAAGACCCAGACCTTCTACAGGAAGGGCGAGGACATCACCCATGAGGTAGAAGTTGTTAAAGAAATTCCTGCAAACATAGACACTGCTTCGATTCTGAAAGACTACTATGCTAAAGTTTTCTACAACGACACATTTAGACTAGAAGACACCCTTGGGTTTATCTCGGTTAACGACACAATATCTAAGAACAGAATAGCAGGAAGAAAATTCAAGTCTTCCATCAATGTTCCTGTCATCAAGGAAACAATCTACTTGAAAGAATTGAGCAGTAATTTCTTTGCTGGTCCTTCTATCCACCTAGGTCCTTCCCCTTCAATTGGAGGAGATGTCCAACTTAAGACCAAAAAGGACATGCTATTTGGAATTGGAGCGGGAATGAATTTTAACGCTACCCCTTACCTTAGAGGATCTGTCAGCTGGAAAATAAAATAAAGATTAAAATTTAAGATGGCAACATACACTACCACTTCTAAATATGTACAGTTAACTCCTTATCTGGTGATGGAGTACATGTATGCTGACCAACCCAATCCGGAAACATACTTCGTTAACACTGGAAATCCTACGGTTTCTTACGATAAACTGATCAACGGAATAATCAAAGGACCTGGCGGAACTGCATCTAACGACGCTCAGATTTTCAACCAGGGTCAGAACTACAGCGTTACCCAGAACACCTCTCTTAACAGTGTGGTGAAAGTTTCGGACAACAGCTACATTACTCTGGATCCGAACTACATTATTCCCTACAACGACTTTAATCCAAATTTAACCTCTAGTGCAGATCTTCCTGTTACCTTTAGCAGCAACTTCAGCATCACCTACGACTCGGTAAGATATCACATTCTTGCTGGTTATAATCTAGGAAATATTGATGGAATTATTCTTGGAGTAGATTTCTTAGACGTTGACGGATCTTATGTTACGTTCTCTCAGATCTTCATAGATAGCGGATTTGCAAGTCAATACACTCTAAACCCAAGTCCATTGATGATAGGAATTAACTCCTACGACAAGTACTTTGAGGTGAAGGTTCCTAGCTTGCTGTACATGAACAACCAGTACATCAGCTCGCCAACTCCTAGCCTAACCCCTGCATCGCTTCTTAGTAAGAGCGGGAATGGTTTTGTAGTAGGATCCCCGATGAGAGTCAGAGTCTATGAAGTTCTAAATACAACCCTTACCTCAGGATATGCAACGTATGGTGCAAATTTAGTTTCCACCCTTTCCCTTGAGTCTGAGGATCCTTTTTCTAATATTGGTGCATTTATTGGTCCAGCCGATACCGGAGACTTTTTTGAGTTCTTTGGAACCGACAACGGTGGATTCATAGAAGACTTTGTTCTTTTTCAGAACTCGATTGGAAACCAGTACTACATCCAAAACAATATTGAAGTTCTTGAACTGATCGGAACTGCTCTAGTTCAGACCGCAAATTTCTATACGGTTCAAACCAACGCATATAATATCCCAAACCTGTATAGACCGATTATTAGAAATGCAGGAGTTGCAGCCTCGTTCACCCTTAGATACACCATGACGCTGGTGAACTCTGCGGACCAATCTAGAGTTACCAGAATTGCCTCTTACACTTCTAACAACCCTGCTAAATATGGATCTTTCATAGCTCCTCTGCAGCTGCAGAATCTTCCACAGGTTCAGAAGATCTACAATAAGCTGGCAACTCAATCAAACATCACAGTTCCAAATTCAAATCCAACCCCGAGAACTATTATCAAGTATAGTAACGTGTTCTACGAGAGGAGTCTAGTCAATACAACACTAACCAATCTAGTTGTGAAGGGAAATACAATTACTGCAGCAGATGGAGGAGCAGTTCAGGACCAGACCGTGTACGGGATTGGTCAGGCATACATCTACATCTCTCCTTTTGACAGCTACTACAAGTTTACCTTCTATAAGCAGGGAGCAGATGGAAATACCCAGCTGATCGACCTGGAATCTTCGGGAACCTACTACATGGTGTTTCTCAATAACAGCAACAAGAAAGTTTCTGCACCTTCGATCGACAACAAGAACATAGCAAATCCATCTAAGGGGGAGCTTGCTTTTAAAGTCTCTGAAACCCTAGCAACGGACGTCTTACAGTTCACCAATAGAAAGTATTATATTTCAAATCGGCCCCCCGCTACTACGGATCCCGATGCTATCCAGGACCAGATCCCAACTACAGGTGCGTTAAACACCGCTCTTGCATCCAGATCGGTAGCTCTCAGCGACTCTTCCAAGGATATTATTTTGGCGGCAAAGCAGATAGATCAAGGTCTAAATGCCAACGCCCTAACAATCTCTGCAAATTCTTCTTCTGTTCTCTACTGGGGAAGCTGGCTGAAGGAGGGGGAAATCAGACCTTCTGTTGTGACAACTGGATCAACAGGTCCCGTTCTTACCGGTCCTGTTAATGCTCAGCCGGTACAGATTCCTATCGAAGCGGTTAATCCAAAGTCTAGCTGGCAGATAGTGGGAAGTACGGACACCGTGGTTCCCCTCCCGACCAACCAGAATGCAGGAACTAAAACTAATACCAAGTCTCCTCTGAGTCCAACTGAGCTGAAGTCTGCTATTGCTTCTGCTGTTCAAGGACAGCTAGTTCAGCAGTGGGCAGTGGAAGACATCATCTCCTACTTCCTAGATCCTACCCAGCCTGGATATAAACTCTATGTGGGAATCACCAAGCAGATCTTTACAGATGCAGTGACCGGGATCTTCACAGATGCAGATCTAACCATTTTAAATAAGTACGGTAATACCAGAGCAGGCCAAACCAACGGAGGACCTGCTGCGAGAAGAGGATCAACGGTAAATCAAACTGGACAGGACAGCGGATCTGCAAATCAACTCTAATAAGCTATGATATTAAACGCAAGGGCCAATAGTTTTTACTTTGTTTTCCCGAAGGGATTCTTTCCTCCTGGAATTCAGGACAAGTACTTTCAGTATCTGAAGAGTCAGTCGCTTCCCTACGACACTCTGACCCAGTTTATGAACAGCACGATTCAGTCCGTTTCATTTCCTTCTCTAGCAGCGGGAAGTGTAACTCAGACTAGACCACTAGGCAAGACTATCACCTACCAGAGTTCAATTCCAATTCAGAATATGTTCTCCCAGGGATTCAATGTCACCTTCAGAGCAGCGGAAGGATTTACCAACTACTTTGTGATGTTGGAGACAATGCTAGAGCATCTGAACTTTAAGAGCCCAGATCTATTTGTGGAGAATTTACCCCTGCAGATTCTAGACAACAACGGAAACGTCATCACGACGGTCCAGTTTAAAGGTGTTACCGTTGCTTCACTTTCTGAGCTGGCTCTGAACTACACTCAGAATGCCCCGACCGCCACGTCTTTCTCCGCTGGATTCAACTACAACTACCTCTCCATTGATTTGGAAATGGCTAGATAAGTTAGATATATAGATGACAAATAATAAAAAGAAATGAGAACATTTTCAGAACTAACCAAAATAAACGAGATGAAATACGGTCAGCCTATGTACGGTAAGAACGACCTAAAGCAACACATGAAGAACACTCTAGTTGCTGCATCTGGAAACGACCAAAGAGTTCTAAACGATCTAGTTGACTGTCTAACCGACGATCAGATGGAGAAGTGCTACGACAAGCTCGTTAAAGTTTATCAATACACAGGACAAGTAGGACAAGCAGTTGAACCTAAAATGTAATTTCCGCCGTGTCAAGTCTTATTCAAATTCAATATGGCCTTGACCCTAATGGGAATCCACTTTCTGTTTCAATTAACCCAGAACTAGTTGGGTCATATAAGACATCTTCTACTAAATTTTATATTTTTTTAGACTCGGTCAACTCTAGCTCGGTTCTTCCTTCTGCTACCAATTTTCAAACTCTCCTGGATTTTTATGCAGTAACCGGATCTGCCGGATCTACTGGTTCGGGAAACTATATGGAATCTCTTTGGAATAATTCTATTTTAGCTAGCAGTTCTATTTCTTACCTGGACTTCTATAGCGCTGGTTTTTCCCTGTCACAAACAATTCTTTCCAGCTAATGGAGTTCATTAGAATTGCTTATCTTTCTGGATCAGAAAAATTGTATAGTTCTTTCTCGATGCGGAGTTTTTCGGAGATGAAATCTGATCAGAGCTCAGTCTATCTGTACTTTAGATCTTTGTCAACGGCAGGACCTTTAAGTGCTGGAAAAATCTACTATGGAACTGTGGTTGAATTTGCCAAAACCGACCTAGCATATCAGATTTTCCAGGAGATATCACTAATCTTATCGTCTTTAACAGATAATAAAATAGTGACCCTGGATTTTACCACCGATCCCCTAGTTACCCTAACTTTTAGTTCTATCCAGGACTAGAGAACTTATCCCCCACTAATCACTATAACACTTTTATGATCTACATTGGAATAGACTTTTCCCTGACCTCTCCTGCATTCTGCGTTTTAAAAGACGGTGAATATTCCTGGGGCAGTCTCACCAGAACCGACAGAACTGCGGAGTCCCTCAGAAAGTCAAAGGACAAACCCTATGCCATTTTAGAAGGAGATCCTAGCATAGATCTGTTCTTCTTGACCAAAAAAGAAATGCCTGCGGAGTACAGCGCTAAGGAGAGAGTAAAGATAGACTACTTCCAAGAGGTTGTAGATTCTCTCTGGTCCCACATCGAGCCCTTCCTAGGAGGAGACGTGAAGATCGCCATCGAGGGACTGAGCTTTTCATCTAATGGAAATGCACTGATCGACATTTCGATGGCGACGGCCCTCATCAGAAAGAAGATCGTGGACACCATCGGATCTCAAAACTTCTACGTCTTTCCTCCAACTGCAATCAAGAAGTTTGCCGGCAAGGGAAATCTCAAGAAGGACGAGATGTACCACGCACTGGTTAAAAAGTCACCGGAAGTAGGAGGAAACTTTTCCCACTTTACCGATATTATCTCTGCTCATTCGTCATCATGGATCACAAAGTCAAACCAAGTCAACAAGCCAATCGACGATCTAGTCGATGCATCTTGGATCTGCCTCTTTTTGGTGGAAGTGATGAAAAATGGGTAAATTTGGGATATATACAGTGTTTGAAGAAACATTTAGAGGATTCCGGAGTACAATAGGTGTAATTTAAAACAAACTAAAATAAATTTAAAAAAATTAAAGGAAACATGAGTAATTTAGACATTTTCAATCTAGACGCAGAGTCACTAGTGACTCCAGTAAAAAAAGAAGGATCAAAAGATCTTGAATTTTACAAACCCTATCCCGAAGACGGAAAAGATGGAGTTTACAAATCCCTAATTAGGTTCGTCCCTAATGCAAGTGAACCCACAAAATCAAAAATCCACAAGTACTACGTTTATTTGCAAGACCCTTCAACGGGGAATGGATTCTCTGTAGACTGTCCATCGACGGTAGGTAAAAAATCAGTACTGAAGGACATCTTCTGGAAGTTGAAGAATTCACATTCTGCAGCAGACCAAGAACTTGCTAAGTCTTTCAGCCGCAAAGAGGACTACTACTCCTTGATCCAGATCGTTCAAGACAAAAATCGTCCTGAACTAGAGGGAAAGATCATGATCTTCAAGTTTGGTAAAAAACTAAACGACATGATCGAAGCACAGATCAAACCAGAGTACGGAGCACCTGCTAATCCTTTCGATCTATTCGAAGGTAAATTATTCTCAGTTCACGCTAGAAAAGTTGGGGAGTGGAACAACTACGACCTATGCTCTTTCGTTGGCGAGAAATGTTCAATCGAAGTTGAAGGCAAGAAGATGGAGAAGAACCAGGAAGACATGGACTCGATCGTAGAGTACCTAAAGACTGGTCCACAGAATCTAGCTTCTTTCGACTACAAAGACTGGGACAACGAGACAACAGAGAAGGTAATGTCGATCATCAGAAACACGGTACCTGACGGAAGATTGGTTAACGAGATCATCTCGGGAGCTGGCCTATCCACTAACGTCTCTGCTGCTGCACCTGCTACCAAGTCGAACGAATTCTTCGCAGAAGCTTCTTCAACTAACGTCGGTTCTACCTCGACTAAGGCTCAGCCCAACACTTCATCTACGCCGACACCGGCATCATCTCTAGACGATCTTTACGCAGATCTATAATAGAAAGAAACCAACAAGGGGTCTTCCGGAGACCCCTTTTTTTATCTTTTACCTATTTAGATTATGCAAGACACTAGAATTGAAGACCTGATTAACAACGTCCTGGTGAAAGAATTCCCAGGAGAACACAACAAACACAAAATTTATCGAGCAGGAAATAGACTTAACTTCTCCTGTCCATACTGTGGAGATAGTCACGACGGAAGAAAGAAGAGGGGAAATTTTTATCTCGACACCCTTTCTTATAAGTGCTACAACGGGGGATGTGGAATCTTTAAGGACATCTACAGCATTCTAAAGGACTTTAGTCTAGTTGGGAAATTAGACCAAGACGAAAAGACAGAGATTCTAGATATTCTCCACAACAGAAAGGAAAGAAGAAAGACCTACTATGGAGACA